ACCGCCCACCGACTCGGTAGGGATCTTGTACTTCTCCTTCTGCTCTTCAAGAAATTTTTTAGCCTTAGCAAGCTCTTTCTTCATAGCTGTCTTTTTTCTTTTAACGTCTTTTTCGTCATCGAAATCTTCATCAAAAGAAAACTTATCGCTAATAATATCACGGATATCCTCTTCATCAAGCCCTTCTTCTGTGGCTTTGTAGTATTCCATGAGCACCGTATCCTCATCCATAGAGTTTACGTCTCTGTTATACATCAAGAAATCCTCAATACTTCTGCCTGTTTCGGTTTTGAACTTATAGAATGCATCTACATCCGAAGGCAGATCTAATTTTTGTTCTTCACGTGGTTGAAACAACTCTTCCAGCGTACTGAACTCTTTATTGTGTTTTGATTTTATATATTCGATAACCTTGTTGTCATCAATATCAAAATCTTGTTTTTGCTCATCAACTTCTTTAACTTGGCTTTGAAGAGCTTTTTCTTCTTGCTCTTGAGCATGCTTATCTAAAAGCTGTTGTTCAATTTCTTGAACAGACTTTTCTTCCTTAGAGCCTAAGTCCTTTACTGTGAATTCCATTATATTTTAGATTTAAAAATTATTTTTTACAAGAACTTCCCTTGCCAAAGCCTTTCTTGGCAACACCTTTCATTACAGGTTTTGACATAGGCTTTTTTGTCATAGGTTTTTTCATAGTATTTTTTTTGCAAATTTATGAATTAAAATACACCTTATTTAAGGCTATCTAACATCAAATTCCTCTAACGAAAACCCATCCAAGGAGTCTTCGTTGCTTTCAAAATCAACTGGAGGTAAATTGTTTTTTCTTTGCTCTATTAGCTTTGACTGAGTAGTTGCTTGCTTTAAGATTCTGTTGTCCTTAGCCTTTTCTTTTTCGTCTTCCCTAGACTTTAAGAGATTGGCATCTACCCCTTTGAGCTGCATATTCATATCAAACTCAATTCCCATCAACTCTTTCTTAAGTGCGGCTTCTTGCATCATTTTCTGCATCTCAAGCTGAACCTCTGCTTGTTTTATTTGCATCTTCATTTGTCCTTCAAGCTGTATCTCTTGAATACGTGACTGAGCTGCTGCTTGCTGAGACTGCATATTTGCTTGAGACTGCATCTGAACTTGCATTTGTTGCATTTGCTGATCTCGGTCTTGTTTTTTCTTTCTTTTGAGTTTTAATAATTGATTTGCTAACTTTATATTTTTTACCTCTCTAATATCAATAGCATCTTCAATATCAATATTACCTTTAGATATTGCCATCTGAATGTTTGCCTCTAACTGAGCTTTTTCTTCCTCGTCTGGAGCAATTTCAATAAATATACCGAAATCATATAGGTACAGATCTTTGATCTCATTTAATATGTTTACGTTGTACTTGCCGATTTGCATAATAAACTGCTCTGTAAATTCTGAAAACTCAAGAACGTCAGATATTCTATAAGATATAGCTTCTGCTAAACATTTTGTAACATATAAAGACGCATCAAGTATGTGTCTAGTGGCGGTATTGCTGTTGAGAGCCGCTAGTTTCTGAACACCTACAAGAGCATCAGGATTTGGCATAGATCCATCACGAGCTTCATTTAAGCCTGTTACATCTCTAATCATATTAAGATATTGATTGTAACTAGTAATGAGCGCGTTTATTTTTGATTGACCACTGTTTGATTGTAGTTCTTGAATCGGAACTCGTGCATTATTGAATTCACCGTCTTGAGTGTAACTACGTCCAATAACCGAACCAGTTTGAAAATATAATCTTAATGCGTCCTCTGGGTTATATGCAGCTCCAGTCCCTAGATCTACCTCGTTAATTCCATCCGCATCAATAAATACCCCATCAGGTACAACTTTAGCAATAACCTGCTGTAGCTTCAAGTGAGTTAGTTGAATAAGGTCAGCAAATGGAATCATTCTTCTAACAGTAGATTCAATAGCTCCTTTATACATTCTAGGTGCGCAAGCCACATAATTTGGTAACGCGTACTGAGATGCAGACTTGGGTCTAACCATATTTTTTGACATCTCCCATTTAAGTACTATATTTGTTCCCATAACAAGAACACCCTCGTACCAAACATCAATGCGCTTTTCTATCTTTTCGAATCTTCCCTCATCCATCATTTCTTTCGGAGGATTGAAGTCTTCGTTTTTCTCTATTATTTTATAACTGCCATTATCTAAGTACTTCTTCTTATACACAAACTTTTTAGTTGTTTTATAATTAAAGTACAAAAGAGTAGTAGTGTTTTTGTTGTATAAGTTATTGTTATACAACTGAATAGAGTTGTAGTAATTGTACCACGCCTGCCCGTACTTGGATATTTCTTCTAACTGATCATTAGTAAGTGTTGGGTCAATCTTTAATAACTCTGATATAGCAACGCTTTTGATTTCTCCAAAGTAAAAACAATCCCTAAAGAATGGATCTTCGGTATAGCTATACACCATATTTTGAGGATCTACATAATCGAGTTTTATACCAGTCCCTGGGAGGAATTGATGCTTCGCAAATGATATCCCTAGGACCACTTGATCGTAATCCAATCTTCTTTTTAACTCGTCGTATCGATTAGCCTCAAGGACCGTATTTATAGCTTCTTCCTCAGCAATTTCAATAGCAGGTTTGTAATTTAACTGCATATACAATGACAGCTCGTCGTCGTTCCCTGGTAATTGCTCTGGATCTGTGTCAAATGCGTTTACATCAAATTCTTGCTTCAATAATAATAACACGTCCTTAGACACCATATCTGCCTGAATCATGTCTTGGTACTTTGATCTTTTCTCAGCAGACATTGCATCTTGAGCATATGCTTTTACAGAAAACAGTCTATCATTCATACCATTCACAACGATGTCTACGAACTTTGGTATAATTGGTACTGGCGCCCAGTCTAGGTTTAAATGAGATAAATCTCCATCAACAGACATCTCATCCTTATACTTTTGAACCGACTGCTCTCCTCTTGCGTACAGTCTAAGTCTATGAAACTCTGACCACTGATCATAGAATCTACAACTACGATTGTCTTTCCTAAACCATTCATACTGAATACTTCTGCCGACAGCTAACCCAAATTGTTTTGAGTCTTTCTCTGCGTCTGTAGCAAACTGATTCGGGAAATAAATAGCAGGAACTTCTACCTTGAAATCATCCATATTATCTTAACATTCGACTTTGCGAACCTTCGTTGTTATATCTTGCAAATTTAATGCTTATTTTGTTTTCTTTTTTAACAGGTGTGTATAGGTGTTTTTGATTGGCCATAATAGCTAATCCTGAGCTAATTGCAGCGTCAAATTTAGTTCTATCGTTTATATCAAACTTAGCCCAATCCTCGAGGGTTCTATTGAAATACATTGTCCCCATCTGCTCTGGATCTCTATAAGTTCCTTCAAGATCGTATCCTACATGCTTCTCAATATACGTCTCTATTGCTGTGGCATGCGCTTGTTTTACATCTTCTGAAGAGTTTGGGATACCTCCTAATTCTTTTTCGGTTTTAGACAGCTTTGCTATGTGCCTATCAGGTCTATTCATTGAGTAATTTCGATACCCATTATTTTTAAAGAAATACAATAAACGTTGTTTGTTGTTTTCAATAAGAACAGGCATACCATAAAAAATACAAGCCATTAAAACATCTTCAAAGAATATCTCGGCAGTTTGCGGTCTAGATATGTACTCAAGAAAAAATTCATTCGTAGGAGCATCGTCCATATGGAATTTTGTCATCCCATGAAGCGAACCATTCGACCCCCTGCCAAATACAGTTGCCGAGATGTCGTAAGGGTCACATCCAAACGCTCCTAAATGATCATTCCCTGGCGCTTTCATCCCGTTTTTTAATATGTACCTATTCTGCATATGTGTTGGAGGTATCCAAGAGACTAAGAACCTACCGCGCGGGTCAGGGGTCCAAACTACTGATGAAAATTTAACTCCATCCCTCCAATGAAAGCTACCCTTTGTTAAAAACTGTTCCTTTATCAAAGAGTCGTTGTATTCTACCTGTTGATATATTTTGGTTAAATTAAATATAGAAGACTTACTTTCGTCTCTGAATGCGTGGCTTATTGTCCTTGGGTACTGTCTGTAATGTTCATTAAGTGCGTTTGGGTTTGATTTAAGTGAATCAACCTCATTGTTCCAGTATTCAATAGCACCAGTCTCTATCATCTTACCGTCTATTCCTAGGATTGGTTTTGAAGGAATATTTATTACAGGCATTCCGTACCTGTCAATAAACCCCTCCATGTTCCATTCCATTGGGATAAATAGTGAATATAGTCCTGAACGCGTTTGTCCATTTGCATTCCTGTCAGTGACGTCTGAATCGAAATACAAATCCTTAAAGTTTTGACCTCCCTTGTTAAGCGCGTTAACCGTTGAACCCATCATGCACTTTCCGATTACATTCATACCTACACGAAGACACGTCTTTCTAACACGCCAACCGTTTAGTATGTTGTTTGGAGCCTCTAACTTACCAGCCTCGTCCTCGACGAGTAGTTTGAGTTTTTGACCGTCATAAGAGTTGTCAGCGGTATTCTTCCAGTCTATAGACGAGTCAAGACCCTCGTAATCCCCAGAAAGGTCTTCTAATATATTTTTTTTTGTGATCTTAGACGCTGGTACCCTGTAAGCAAGCTCTGTCTTCGGCTTGTCCATACCGTCCTGTATAGGTTTGAAGAAGAACGGGTAATTAGAAGATATCGGAACTACCTTGTCTGTAAACATTGTTTTAGCATCGTTACCAGCCTTGGACACAATACCTATCCTTGATTTTTTTGTTATAGTAGCGATATTTACAGATTCAGCAGAAGCCATAAATGAAAACCCTGAACGCCGTATTTTTACATATATCATCCCGAAACATCTGTCATCAGCCTTGCACGCCTCCCAATACAGCCAAAACACCCTGTTTGCCTCTCGGTAATCTGGAAGGCCTACGTCAATCTTTGTCCACTGAAGGTACATATAGTTTGATCCAGTCATATATGTTGGCAATCCGTTATTCATGAACCAAAAACCATATTCCCTTCTATCAAACTCTGTCTCTATGTAATCAACCCACTTAGCCTTAAACTCTTTTGGGGTTTTATGCCACATCGCTATGTTTTTAATCCTTGACAACTCTTGAGGATAGTTGAATGGCTCCCAATACTGATGTTCCTTACTCTTGTCTCTTGAGTATATATTATCTGGTTGTTTTGGAAGCGCTATGTTTAGCCCTTGGACGTTATACACAGAACCTATAGTTCCGTCCTTAGATATGACAACCATATCGTGCTCTTTATCGTATCCATAGACCCAAGATTTCAATCTATTCTTTTGGTCTCGTCTTTTTGGATCTACTATAAGAACCTCCTCGATAAGATTACTTTGATCTTCGCTCAGCGAAGCCTGAGTTAGACGGTGCTTCTTCTTCATTATTTTCTATAGATTTAATTACCTCTCTCTCGGACTCGATCCTAGAAAGGATTTCAAGCGCATCAAATATTGCTAGTTTTTTTGAGGCCGCTGCGTTCTTTAATCGATCTGCGGCAATATCAACATCTTCTCCTTCGTTGTGTTTTAATATACTTTCCTTGGCAACCTTTATTAACTCTTCTACAGCCTTTTCACTGGCAGATATAAGTTCTTTCTTTAATTTTAATGAGTTGTCATCCATGCTTTTATATTTTTAGTAAACATTCTATATAACTTTTCTCCGTCAATTATAAACTCATACTCTGAGTCTGGCTCAAAAACTATTTCGTCTCCCTCTTTATACCCCAATGATGATAATTCGCTGTTAGAATATTTAAGTATACCTATAAGTGGCTCTTCATTACCAGGTTTGTTTAAGTAAAAATCTTTCTTAACTACAGGTGAAACAAAGCAATACTTGCTATGAGATTTCCATTTAATGCCATCGTAAAACATAAAGTATTGATCCTCATCTACAAAAAACAAGTCGTCTTTAAAAAAATTATGACTACTACGCTCTCTACCCTTTATGTCGTAGTAAAACTTAAAAACATTGTGGTGTACTATTAACAGGTCGCCCTTTTTTATTGGTCCGTCGTATCCTAAAGGGAGCTCTTCTACAACTCCAAATCTATTGGAGTGTTTATAATCTTCTTTAGATACGCTTGTGATAATGTCAACACCTCCTATGTTTTTCTTATTATCATACCTGCTTCCTTTGAGCGGTTTGACTATAAAATAAAATGGAGACTTCATTAGAACGATATTGAATACTCTAAAGATACTGGTATGTTTGAATTGAAGGTCTTCCATTTAAAGACCTGTTCATTAGAGTCTTCTATCCAAACCTCGTATTCTCCAATTTCGGACATTGTAATTGCGTGAATTGTATGAGACTGACGAAGAACGTCTTGGCCAACAGAGTAGTGCATAGCATTTAAATAATCTGGGCCTATGGTTATTTTTCTAATCACATCCATGGCTATTCAGTTATTTCTCCTGTATGAACATTTATCTCTACTTCCCCGTATTTAGACTTTAGGTCCGCAATAATTTTTTCTCTCCTTGACTGAATTCCTCCAAAAGCATTGAATAGAGAGGCTTTCTTTGTTTCATACTCTAACTGGAGATTCCCTAAAGTTCTTGAGGCTTCTTTTGATTCTTCGTGAATTGATTGAAGCAATGTTAATTCTTCTTGATTGATTTTTTTCATTATATTAAATTTTAATTTGCAAAGCTATAAAAAATAAACTACATTGAATTTGCATCTACAAATAACTCATCTAATTGACGTTGAGTTATTCCAAAAGAATTCGCCATCATATTAAGGTGCTCGTCGTATCTGTCGAACTCCTGAGATAAATCGAACTTAATTAGTATAATCTCTTTTAAATAAGCATCTTCTATTTGGTTTATGGCATCATATATCATTGCTCTTGTAACTCCAATATTGTATAGTGCCAAAAAGAAACGCATCTTACTTGCTGTTTGCGGTATTGACTCTTTGTATATTTGCTCTAACTCCTCGTTAGAATACAAATCAGTGTTCTCAACAGTCCCTTTATCTTTTAAAAAAGCAAGGTATTCTTTATACAGTGGATTATCTTCAATCATTGGTATCAATATCCTGTTGTCGTCAATTATATTTCCTCTATTTGTTAAATAGTATCCCATCCTAAGTTGTAATTTTTAAATATTGTTCCGTAATCATAAAATCTTACAGACCCTATCGTAGCATTATTAGTTGCGTAGATAATAGGAGAATGACTTAGTGAGCTGTTGTAATTAGTACTTATAACTTGCGTTGTACTTATTCTATTCCCACTTGAATCAATTCGTGTTAATTTCAATGTTATATTAGCTGTAGATGCTTCTTTATATATTTCTAAATCATAAGTGTACGCGGTCACATTGTTTGCAGGGTAATTTACACCTAAATCAACCGTTGTAGCTAACCCCGTTGCGTCATTCCAGAAGAAAAATAAGTTGTTAGAACTTGAAAGTTTACAAACTCCCATAGTATTAATCAGTGTGTCAGGTTCAACATTTGTTGGTGCAGCTAACTGAAAAGCGTTAGACAACCCACATACAAACCTAGTTCCACTAACATTTGAATCAATCTGAAATCTTCGTTTCCAATACATTTTCAATGTAGTTGCAAATGTAAATGCTCCACCAGTCGTACCTCTTTGAGTTGCAAAGTTATTTATTACTGTAGTTGATGCGTATAACATCCTTGGTGTTGGATTTGTAAAATCACCACTAGCTCCTGTTTGAATTATGTTACTTGTTGTTCTTAATGATGAATATGTTGTAGCACCAATAATTGGTACTAAATATCCAAAATTTTGTTCAAAAGATAAGTTGTTATAGTAGCCCAAATCACCACTACCTAAAGTATTAATACCTTCAAGTGTTTTGATACTGGTTCCGCTAACAAGTGTGTTTTGCTTTGCCCCTAACCCTGCATTAACCGCATTTACAGTAGGATACTTGGTTGGACTTGGAGTTAAATCAGTCTGCTTGTTATCTACATCTTCAGGTGTATATCCTATTACTGCATTTATTCCTTTATTTTGCCAAAGTTGTGTAGAAGAAGTGTATGCAAGAACTTGATTATTTGTTGGAGATGTAATATATACATTGTGCAACTCATCTAGCTCCCACCCATTCATTATTTTTACATATAACTTGCCGTGAATGGCATGCGCATATTCAACATACCCAACAACAACAATATGACCTGTGGCGCCTGTTGGTTTGATGTTTGTCAAAGCCCCTGCTGTAGTTGGAGAGAGGTAGATAACATCGCCATCTGCCCAAGTTTCACCCTGCAAACTACCGCTAGTGTTTATTTCCTCGAACTGACCAACTGTCAATATAAATCCTTCTTGGTTTGTTGATATGTTTTCAAATACCAATCCTATAGTATCAGCAGAGTTGTTGTCGCTATTAGCTTGAGCATACGAAACGGCTAATCGTTGTCCTTGTGCTCCACTTACACGAACAGCAGTATAGTTAGCCCTTAACAATGTAGCGTTAGGTGTAACCTTGTTTACGACCCTAGCAACCAAGTCGACTCCGTTTTTAATAACTACATTTCCGCCCTTTAATGTTGTTTCTGAAACACCTACTGAGTCGTTCCATTTTGTGGTTGCAACTGTAGCAGTTCCTGTTGGCGAGGTGTCTAATGTTACTTGACCAGTCTTTAATTCATATTCCCCCAAGTCTACGTTTGTGGTTGCGCCTGTGTATGGTATATACCCTGAAAACGATGGTATATCTGACAAGAATGCGACCGTTCCAGACCCGTCTTGAAAACTTATTTCATTTGAGTCTGTAGGGCTTACAAACGAAACCTCAGTAAAAATAGAAGGCGTTGTTGTTTGATGTCTTATACCTGATATGCCAAACGTGTTTGTATTTCCAGTTGCGGTGTTTGTAAATGCAGCATCTCCATTATTGTAAGCTGTAGATGCTATTCCGTTGTCTGAATAGACAATAGGTGTGTCATCAGAAACTGCATTTCCTGAATTCAAAACACTTTGCAAGTCTGATACTGGAACATCTGCCGCAGTTATAAATGGATCAGCGCCATTCTCTCCGTCGTTTGTTAAGTCAGATGTTTTTGTGGGTATTGTAGGCTTATTTAAAATCTCAGCTAACCCACTAACAGCACTCCAATCGGACTGCACTTGAGTAACAACTGGATTTACAGGGTCTGTGTTATCTACAATATTACCAGTAACAGACTGAATACCAGATGGAGCGTCTTCTCCAAATCTAATTAACTGAAATGAATATGCTTTATCCTCTACTAAGTTTCCGTAACCATCTACGTACGATAGCGTTATCGTATAAAAATTAGGTTCAAGTACTATTTGAGTGACAGATACAATGTCGAAAACTCCAAAAGAATTTGGGTTATCAGCGTTACATATAACTATCTGTGATCCTGTTAGCTTTTGAATATACTGCTCAACATCCTTTCCTCCAGTCGTGTATTTGCTAAGTATAAATGTTGATATTGTATCAAACGGAACTGAAGGGCTTTGTTGAGGATCGAACGTTATTGTGCCGTACTTCCTCTGTTCTCCAACCTCTAATATATCGTACACATACCTTAAATTAGCTCCTGTAGATATTATCTCGCTTGTATTGAAATATTTTGCCAACTTAACTGGCGTAAAGTTTTTAGTTAGATTAAAATTCTGACTATCAGTTCCAATCCACTTATCTGACCCAGTTACATCAGTGTCTATTGCGTATGTTGATATTTTCGTCATTACCTTATAAAGAACACAGCAGCCAAGCCAGCGGCTATATACATCCAAATTGTTTTTTTACGTCGTTCTCTTTTAACGATTTTTTCGGTGTTTTCTATAATAGCATTTAAAGAATCCACCTCCTGTTGTTTTGTCTTATAAGCACTCATAAGAGTGTCATTTGCTGACCTTTGAATATCTAACCTCTTCTTAATTACCGATATTATAGAGTCAGATATCTTGAGTTCTGCCCTACACACATCTCCAGCCACAAGGTCTTTTATTATTTTAACGCTCTGCGTGCTGTCGAGTATCACTACCTTTTCCTGTGCGTTCATCAAAGTAACGCTGCATGTCAGAAATACTATAGCGATCAACCTGTTTAATTTTATAAACATACTCCTTTTTTATTTTTTGCTTTTCAGATAATAGGCTGTCATATCTTCGATTTAAGACACTATCTTTTGATAGTATGTTATAGTATGCTTTTACATATAGATCTGCTCTCTCGTTAAGCCTAATTACCTTTATTTTTAATTTTAAGTTTTCTTGCTCTAATTTATTTGTAGAGTTTAATAGAAATGCTATACTAATTAACACCAAAATACTTAGCGTAATAATCGAATAGTTCTTTACGGTGTTCGAATCCATTTAAGCCCCCGTTTATGATTCTTGTTATTTTTTCAATGTCGTTTCTATCAGCAAACCTATTGAGTCCTCTCTCGTTCCAAAACCAAACAGCCGATATAATGGCGTTAGCTTCTTGTGTTAACATGTCTGGATTTGATACAAAGTCCACTCCTGTGTCGTTACTTAACTCTTTATAATTCTCCTTGCCAGTTACTTGGATATATCCGCGTCCTCTATACCTCCATCCGTCACCTGAGGTTACGTTTCCGTTGCCATTTTGATTTGCGTATACAAAGTTAGCTATATCCTCGGGTTTTCTGGCAAGCACCTCCGCTATCTTAATCTCGTTTGGCGATAGTTTTTTATCCTTGTTAGTGTCAAAGTCAGATTTAAATATCTTAAGAAGCCCGTCCTTTGAATAATTTAAATTCTCCTCTAGACGTTTGCCTCCGCCGCTCTCGTGATCAATCTGAGCAAAGAAATGAGCTAACCTTATAGGTGTGTTTATCCCGTTCTTATTTAGTAACGACTTATATTTTGTTGCTAGCGACTTCATTACTTAGTAAAAGCCTTGATTATCAATGTTATAAGAGCTACAAAAACAACGCCTAACACGTACTTGAACTGTTTTATATATGTGCTAACCTCTGTTTTAAAGGTCTCTAGATCGTTGACATCTCTTTCGACTCTTTTTATTTTGCTAGCAAGGCCCTCATCTGAACTTAATGGACTACCCATAATAGCCGACTTGATATCGCGAACATCGTTAGCGACGTCTTCTAGTTTTTGTTTAAACATCCTATGATGGTCTTCTAATCGGTCTAGCCTCTCTTTATTGATATTCTCCGACATTCTGTTTTGATTTAAACAATTCCTTTACTGAATCGGTTATGCTCTGTACAGATATGTAGACGGTTGCCACAACTACCCAGTCAGATGATGTGATATTTCCTGTAAACAAGCCTATAGAAGCAACTAAGAATACAACTAGTTTTCTGCTTATCCACTTATTTACTAATCCGTCTAAATTTCTCATGCCACCGCTATAATAATTGCTACCATAACGCTATAATATCACTAGCCGTCGTGTCAGTTTCAAACACCCTAAGCACTTGAACAGGTAAGAATGTTCCTTGTTGAACGTTATAAAAAACAACGTCGTCACCTCCGACAGTTAAAACCCTTACGTTACCATAGATACTAGCGTTACCTCTACCAATATAAAGCACACATCCTTCTTTGGTTGGGTTACCGTCTGCTGGGTTTGTAATGTTTTCATTGTCATTTAGATCTACTAAAATCGCCCTGCCAGGCTGTAGTTTTTGATATGCCATCTTATTTCTTTTTAAATAGTATCTTGTTTACTTTAAGGTTAGGGTTGTTCAGCTTAGCCTTACGAGCAGCACACCCACAGTCCTTACCTGTTGTTTTTTTATACAAGTCAACCAAGGCAGCGGCCCCAGTCTTCTTAGCTAGTTTTTCAATCTTATCTCCTAACATATATCTTAGTATTTACCTTTTCTGTTTGACGGATTAGGAGTGGTGTTTCCTCCCTTACCTCCCCATAGATCCTTGCAAGCCCAATATCTTGCTGTTAGCTTGCTTGTGGCAGATGAGCATTTGTGTCTCGCCTTAAAACTTTTTCTGGCAGCCGCGCTATAATTGTTTCCGTATCCAGAGGCTCCGTAGTGAATTAACTTCTCCTCACCTCCAGAGCACGCCTTGACCATCCTCTTCTTGCCAGCCCTGTCGCTGGGTCTTGGGCTGTTGCACTTCATCTTACTTTTATCTGCCATTTTTCTTTCCTCTTGCTCTTTTGTCGCCAGGCATTGCTGTCTTAGATCCCCTATTCACTGATGCCTTCTGTAGTTTTGTGCCGTTCTTTGTATGGGCTACATCCATGCCATCTCCATTTCCATACGTGCCTCGCTTACGGTTCTCCTTGTTTAGCTCAACACGCTTCTTCACCTCGCGAGCTTTCTTGTTGTATTCCCTCTGGTACTCAAGGCGCTTCTTACGGGCCTCAGGATTCGATGCGTAATACTTAGATGTCTTGCCTGGCATTACTTTTTCTTTTTAGCCATCATTTTTTCCTTCATCTGAGTCTTTTTACTCTCAGACTTTTCGTGCTTCATCATAGCCTTTTTAGAAGCGTACTTCTCTCCCGTTGCTTTTTCTATTACTTTCTTTTTCATTGCTTTTTTGTTTTAGATTTACCAGCCTTAGATAACGCAATAGCTATAGCCTGCTTGCGAGGTCTCCCTGCCTTTATCTCGGTTCTTATGTTCTGCGATATCACCTTCTGTGATTTTCCTTTCTTTAACGGCATTAGTTGTATACGCGTATTTCGATTGACATCTTACTCATCTCTTCGTCTTTAGATGTGTCTACCATAATCTCGCTATCGCTTATGATAGAATAGTATACGTTAGATGTATCGCTTGTGCTGCTAATGAAGACAACTGTTTTATCGCTTACAAATAAGCCGTCAGACATAATGCTGTACAAACCGCTGTCATTTCTTTCGTATGTTATTTCTCCTATGGTGTTGTTCATTACGGTAGCAACTGGAGCTAATACATCTACCTGAGTTAGTGTAGCAACATAGTTTGAATATCCAAGTACGTAGTTCTTGATGTCACTCAATTTAAAACTCTTTGTTTGATTCTGTGGAGAACCAGCGGGTTCAGTTCCAATCATGTATTCATCGCCCGTTATCTCTGTGTCGAATGGGTACGCGTCAGTGTTTGATATTTTAGTCATGTCTTTTGATTAACTTTGCAAAGTTATAAATTAAATCGCATGCAAATTAAAGTAAAAACAAGGAAACACTACGATAGGATTGAGCCTCGATTTGACACTATGAAGTATTGGAAGGTCATAAGGAATTGGGCTAAGCAAAAGTATAAGATCACTATATCGGACATGGATATGCTCTTCTTCCTCTACTCAGAGGGCTTGTTCACCAAGGACTGCTTCGATCAGTTTATGCGCACGATGCTATTTGATAAGGACAAGTTCGATAAGTTTAAGGCCCGTGGGTTTATTATAAAGTGGCGTAACGAGGGCTACCATCAGAAGGCAATGTATGAGCTGTCTTATAGCGCCAAACGCTTGGTCTATTCCATATACGCGAAGCTCAACGGTGAGGATGAGATACCTACCAACAAACAAAAGAACCCTATGTACCTTGCGGGAGCCACTAACGCCACCAAGAGATATCACGCGCTTATCGCGAGGTTTAATGAGGAGGTCCGTGAACGCAAGAGGGAGCAATGGCGCCGAGACAAGGTCAAGGAACTCAACCAACAAAAAAGAGAGAAGGGCGCCTAACTGGCGCCCTTCGTCTATTATCACTCCACCACTGGGATGTCTCTCTCTCCAACTATGGTGAGCTTCCCGTCTGGCGACACCATACTGAACCCAGCCCTTGAGTCGTACCACACCGTGGCCCCTTCTCTTATGTGCTCTGTCACTAGGTGTCCTACGCTTACCACCGTGGCCTTTTGGTATCGGATGTCAATCTTCTCACCAGCCGACAGTGTCAGCCCGTATGATGTTGTCACCTCCTGCTCTATTGGTCTTATTATGACCGTGTGTCCTACTGCCTTCATTACTCCCTTACTATTGTTACTATTGCGTTTGTTGTTAGTATCGTGCTCGCAACACTCATCGCGTTACGCAGCGCATTACGCGTCACCTTCAGCGGGTCTATCACCCCAAGCTCGAACATGTCGCCGTATCGCTCACCGTTTAGGTCGTACCCTATGTTTGTGCCAACAGCCTTTGACATCACCTCGAATCCATCGAGCCCTCCGTTACGCATGATCTGAAGCAATGGCTCCATCATAGCCTTTCCGACGATGTGGTGCGCTATATACTCCTCTCGACTCATCTCGTCCATGTTTTGGTCCGCCCGCATGATGACCTGCTCTGCTACGTTGAACATCGCAACACCACCGCCAGCAACGATGCCCTCCTCCATGGCGCTACGCACGGCACACACCGCGTCGTCCACCCTGTCGTAGAGCTCCTTCTGCTCGATGTCCGACTCACCACCAACGTAGACCACGCCTACCGCTCCGCTTAGCGACGCTATACGCTCCTTTATGAAGTCGCGCTCGCCCTTACGCGTTGAGTTGTCGTGCTGCACCCATAGCTCCTCCACCCTCTTGGTCACCTCCTGGCTCGCATCACCAGTGACGATGACGGTTGTATCACGCCCAACGGTCACCTTAGGCACACGCCCTAGGTCCTCCATTGTTATAAGGCTGAGGTCATCACCAGTAGCCTCGCTGTAGTACTTGGCGCCTACCGCCAAGGCAATGTCCGACATTAGGTCCTTCTGCTTGTACCCAAACTGTGGAGGCTGTATGTTACACACCTTCACCTTACCCTGCATCACGTTGGCAGCCAATGTCTGCACCATGTTGTTGCTCAGCGGTGCAATGATCAGCAACCTCTTGCCCTCCGCAACGATAGGCTTGAGCACGTTCTCTATCGACATAACGCTTGAGATCTCCGCGTCACACACGAGCACATACACGTCCTCCATCACACACTCCTCCCTCTTGAAGTCGTTTATGAAGTACCTCGATGTGTATCCACGATCCATACGTATGCCCTTAGTGACCTCGTATGTGGTATCACTCGTCTGAGACTTAGCAACTGTAACGATCCCATTACGCCCGACGGTCTTGTACACGTCGGCTATGATACGCCCAATGTGAGGGTCGTTGTTTGCTGAGATTGTCGCCACATTTCTGAGCATACGACCGCTGACCTTACGCGCCCCACGCTTAAGCATCTCACACGCCTTATCTGTTACAAAGGACATGTGACGAACCAGTTCCGACACATTTACCGATTCCATTGATGTCATGTCTATGCCATGGTTAATGATTGACTCAGTCAGTACCATAGATGTAGTGGTCCCGTCCCCCGCAGATGTAGCTGTCCTGTCAGACGCCTCCTTTACCATATTTGCGGCTAGTGCTTCCACAGGGTCTAGAAGGTTAATCGACTTTGCTACAGTTACACCATCCTTGGTTACGGTTAGGCCATGCGTATGGTTAGGGGATTCGATAATCACAGTGCGACCCCTAGGTCCAAGTGTGCTCTTAACGGCGGCAGATATCTTTCGTATACCTGACACCAACCCTTCCTTTGAGAAGTGAATTTCATTTACTATCATATCATTTAAATTTTTTGTAAAGATAATATTTTTTCAATATAAATTATGTCTGTGTCGAAATGTTGAGTTTCATCGTATATATTCTATATATATAATATAATATATACTCTTCTTTTTTTTCCTGAAAAAGGAGATAAAAATCGACACAGTAACATTTTTATTGCTAACTACTTGATAATGAGAAAATTAAGCGATGACAACTTTTTTAAAAACTGTCATTGAAATGACAAAGTTTGTCATAAATCTGTGTTTTTGGGGTTATACCATAATATTTCGTCCACCCTTCGAAAAGAAAAATGAAAAAAAAATTAGGCAGGGGGGTCTGATTTTTGACAAAATTGTGTCGATTTTTTGGCTTTTTTGGGTCACAATGACGACGTAAATGACAACTTTTTTTGATTTGCGCACGTATATTTTTGGTGTTTTGGTACTCCGCTCCGCTCTCATTTTATCCTCCGCCCATACAAATTTTATCACCCAAACAAGCGTAAATTGATCCCGATCGGATCTTCGAACTGCGTCCAAGGGCTGAGCATTAATAAATAAAATCTATACAAAATCATTTCACAATAGACAAAACAAATACTTCATTTAAGGCAGTTTCTTTGTTTTCGGATGCAAGGTATATTTCGGATGAGATATTAAAAAAACCAGTGTTCATGCGGGTTGACAGGGGGTAATCCCCCCGCTCCTCCATCCATCACGTAAATTCATCCCTATAGGCAGTCTCCAAGCCCTTCAAAATCGGCGATATATAGTAACGCGCGCGCATACGTGTAGGGGAATATTAGTTACGTCTGATTATCAGTTAGTTAGAAAATATAAATGTTAAAATTATGTTAAAATTGTTGAAAAATTTGGAGATGTCAACAAACCTGCCGTATGTTTGCAATGTCAAAATGAGACACGTTCTTTTATTTATGCATTCATTCATTGGTCACCGAGATTCTCTCGGCTTCCGACCAACAGCATAGGCAGTCACCCGACAGCCAACCAAAGCGGAGAGTAACCGCTTCAACCCAAATCCGTTGAGATCACAGGCGTATACAATGTGGCGGAAGTCAGTAAAGACTATAAAATCGGGTGTGGTCACTCTGTCATAAGCGGTCAAAGTAATCCGTGAAGGGCGAGACCTAGTCAGCTTCAAATAGAAGTTATAAAGAATGCAATGTGGGAGCGTTGTGTTTGGGCTAAAGTGTCTAAGGATGTGTTATCCTTACTGATGAGGCGCAGAACGCCGAAACACTTAAATGATGTCAAAATGAAAATACAAATCCAAATCAATATCGGTATGAACAACAACCCGATGACCAATGAACAAATTGTAAGCTACTTCGCAACGCATCCGAACTACCACTTGGCAGGGTACTACTTCAAAGACATGACCTTTCAAGGCAAGCCTGAACCTACGTTTGTTGCTTGGCTGAAGACAGACTATACACGTGACTCGAAGATACTAGCAGACTTCGAGGCGTTCTGTAATTTTTTTACTCAGGAGTCAATCCCTGTGGCCACGCCTACGATGAGCGCGCTTGCATTCAACAGTGGGTACAAGGGCGACCCGTATAAGTTCGATGCTCAATATTTTGAGTTTTTCTTAACCAATAAATCTAAACTGTAATGACGATAGACTTCTGCGGGTCGCCCGAACAAAACGACCCGCTAGTATACGAAGAATTTTTAAAACTATTAAGTATGACAACAACAACATTTACACTAGCAAAAGTCCAACCCTCTAAGAAGGCTTGGATGGTACGTGTGGATGGCTTTGCGCACTTTGTGCCAAGGTCATTCCCTTACGTAGTGGACTACGAAAGAGCAGTAATAACCATCGAACTACCTGAGTGGTTCGAACTTAAATGACATTAAAATGAAAAAAATTAGAAACTTCTTAGTAGGCACGTTCGGGATGGGCGTGCTTACAATGGTTTATGCTTTGACTAACCTAATCGACAACACCAATACAGGAGCAGTGTACACAGCCTATTCACTTATGGTAATGTGTATGTTAGCTATTATTAACATATTTATATTTGAAGGCTATGAGACCGAGGATTGACAGACGCGTAAACATGACCGAGGTCATCGCACAAATAGAACGCAAACACAGCACGTACACTGAAGCTATCAAGGCGGTGATGACCGAGGAAGGACTGGCGTACGCTGAGGCAAAGAGTAAACTAATGAGCCAATTGAAATGGCGAGTACTAACACACCAAATGAACACCATATGAAAATAATTGTAACACGTGGAGCCTACGGCTTCGGGCACGAATGGACACTTGTAGCCTACGGGCACGAATTCTACTTAGGACAGGACGTAAAGTTCTGTAGCCGAGTATTGGGTATGTCTCCTATAGAGGTCGTCGGACAAATTGGTTCGCCAAACATCGAAAATGCAATCACAAACAAGCGACTAGCCAAGCTAATATGTGAGCACTTAGTCGTTACTAGGTCTAATGTAAAAAATCTTGAGCCATGGTCGCTTTGTGCTTCGTAATGCTTGCATGCGTCATAGGTTTTTCTTTATGTGCCATGACGCACGATAGGTTCGGTAAGACTATCGAGAACCTATTGGTACGGATGGGGATCACACTCATCTTTTTATTTGTGGTGTGTGGCACCATCCTATTGTTAAACTTAATTGATTATTTTTTATGAACAAAATTTTAAGACAAATCAGAAACGGAGTGCATAACTTCAGCGCAAAGATGCGCAAGGGGAAGGTGGATGAGATACGTGACCAAATCATAGACGCGATGCTCAACACGTCTATAGACGGAGAGCCTATGACACCCATTGAAATTCTTGCGGTACTGAGCAGTGTGAATGATGAGGTAAAGGCACGAATGGAACACAGGTTGATGATAGCCAAGGAGCGACACGATGAACTTGAGTTTGTAAATAAGCAGTTGTTATGAAAATACTAAACACATTCCAACACAAGGGCTTCGTCGTTAACCAAGTTAGGTATGACGAGGCTACGCTGGGCGGTCACTACGCGGTAGAGATGACGTGCAACGACATAAACATACTAACAATAGACGGCTTGACCTTGAACACGTCAATCGAGGCGTTCAAACAAGAGGTTAATTTTTTAAAAAGACAATTAGGGGTATGAGAACAATCAAAGAACTATTGCAAATAATGTTAGACAACAGAGATTTATTCGTATGTGGTTTGTGTTACTGGTCAACTAACTTAGTTATACATAATAAAATAACTACAGGAGAGTATGCGGAATTAAAAACTTACATACAAAACAACAGACCATCACCATATTCTAGTCTTAATGCTTTTCTTTGGCGAGATAATGGTTATTATTGGCCTTCCACTAATATTTCTCCAAGAATCAAATGGATAAAAAAACATATAAAAAGAAATCAATCATGAAAACAACAAAATACAACGGTATCACATACCAATTAGACGAAACAAAATTCAAACCTGCTTACATTAAATTCGACCAAGATATGTTAGACCATGAAATCTCACCCGTTTTAGTTGGGTTGGGGTTTGAGGTAAAAATTAATCTTTGGGACTATGATGAAAACGTATTAACAAATAATTACGATGAAAGCGATCTATGTTTTAGACTTACACTAAAAAAAGATTCACGCCTCAAATGCCACACCGCCCAACAATTCTTAGAAGCGAGTGGAATTTTTGCGGTAGCGGATGAACTTCCGAAAGATTGGTATATCGAAGTGACCGAGAAAAACTTGGAGGAGTTGGATGCGTGGAGAAGAAGTGTGGCGACGGAATATTTAGACAATAATCTTCGTGTTGGTATTTATGTAGTTTCTAAACATTTTAAAGATGATGGCAGTTATTTTCACGGTACAATGTCTAAAGATGTTATGCGAAATAAATATCCCCACCACAAAAAAATCGATTTAGAAGCATTTAGAAAAATTATAAAATCATTCACAATAACCGCAGAACAAGCGCAATCAATCATTAATATTGCTTGTGTAAATTGGAAAAAACAATTAGCTGAAAAATGGGCTAACGACATTGTATTAGGAAACGAAATTAAAATCTCAGAAGAGTTCTACAAAGAAATGCGAGCAGCTTGTACACATCCACAACACAAACTGTTTGATGGAATCTTTGGTAAAGTTGGTAATGGGTCTGTTGATTTGTCTGAAGTAAATTCAGAAAAACTTCAAAAAATAACTCTTTACTTAATGGAAGTAAGAGATTCTGACGAATATAAAGACAAATCATTTTATCTTGCTGCTGATTATACTTGGGAAATCAAACGAGATTCTAAAGGATTAGATTGTTTAATTCCAACAAAGAAGAAATGGTAAAAAATATTATCAAGGCATTGGCAGTCATAGCCGTAGGAATGTTAATACTTAAAATCATACTATGAGGGATTTAAACAAAGTATTTAGAGAGGCTATGCTTCACCCATACACCGTACGTATAGAAACACCTACTACGCTTTCGTATGTCTTTGCAGGTGTTAAGCTAGAGCGCAACATAGAGACTCAAGAGGTGGTCATATACAACACAAAGAGAGGCGGAGACTTCTATCGGGAGATAAGTAAGTTAGAGTACCGAATGATGTGTATGTTTGGGTTCAATATCGGGGCGTGTAACATAGCCATGATGAACGCCAAGAGGTCACTTAGGAAGGTTCAACAGCAGATAAAGGAAGAGGTGACGGGTCGCAACAACAAGAAGAGGTACGACTACCTAAAGCAACATCGAGTAACATTAATTAATAACTATAACAAATGGAAGTATTTAAAAAATTAGCAGAGGTAGACATTAAATCTAAGATTGAAAAGAAAGGAGTTCAGGATTATATCTCTTGGGCTACAGCGTGGGGTCTTGTAAAACAACTATACCCAACCTCAACGCGAGTCGTGTACGAAGACCCGATGACAGGTCTAAACTACTTCAACGACGGAAAGACGGGGTATGTCAAGGTGGGCGTGGTTATCGAGGGCTTGGAGCACATCGACTACCTCCCAATCATGGACTTCAAGAATCGTAGCATTCCTATTGAAGCCATTACATCAATGGATGTCAACAAGACCATCCAACGCTCGACAGCTAAGGCGATAGCTATGCATGGGTTGGGGCTTCAGTTATGGAGTGGCGAGGAGATGATTGAGGCTGTAAAGGCTCCTGAGCAGAGACCGAAGGAGAAGTTGGAGCTCAAGCTAAACGACGCGAATTGGGATAAGGTGAAGGCGTATGTTGAGGCAAACAAGTCTTTAGACCTTTCTGCGATAGTAAAAAACCTTGAGGTCAAGTACAAGGTATCTACGGCAATCAAACGAGAGCTTTCTAAACTTATGGACTAATGAGCGATGTAATAAACAAACTAAGGAACGACGCCGACTACTACGGTGAATTTGGTCGTAGTTTCCTATCCAACTCAGACATACGCGACCTACTCACAAACCCAAAGGCATTCAAGAAACCAACCCCTAAAACCAAGGCGATGGTTGAGGGTAGCTACCTCCATACGTTAATCCTTGAGCCACACAAGGCAGATGCTTTTCAGATAGTCGACGCTACAACACGCACAACAAAGGTTTACAAGGAAACGCTGGAGGCTTCGGGCGAGGAGATACTACTACTTCAGTCTGAAGCAGACAAGATAAAGTCACTAGTGCAGACGATTAAGTCCAATCTATACTTCTACGATCAGATCTACGCGGAAGGCAACACCTACGAGGAGCCGATGGTTATGGAACTACACGGCCACATGTGGAAGGGTAAGGCAGACATCGTCACCGATGACTTCGTGATAGACATCAAGACCACTTCAGACATCGATCAGTTCAAATGGTCAGCCAAGCGTTACAACTACGATAGTCAGTGCTACCTATACCAGATGATGTTTGGCAAGCCTCTGTTCTTCTTTGTTATTGACAAGGAGACACAACGCTTAGGTGTGTTCGAGCCAAGTGAGTCGTTCATAAACGACGGCAAGGAAAAGGTTCTACGCGCTATTGAGGTGTACGATCGTTTCTTCGGGGCTAATGCCACCGATGATGTTGATAACTATTTTATGACGGAGACGTTATAATTAGTATATTAGCACCCAAAGGAGTGGAGGGAGTCCTCTAAAGGCAAGGCGACTTGCCCACTCCGCTTAAACATGGAGACAGGATAAAATCTTTACTTGTCGGTAAGGTAGCTCTTGTGCTTGGTCGTATCTCCACGGGCTGTTTCCCCTCTGTATGTTGAGGTTCATATATCCGTGAAAGCACATAAGACTGACAGCGCGGAAAGACGCGCCACCACTTGGTGTAAACAGGAATGAATACTGTCTTGGGTAACATCTTTGCCTCGTGTAAAGGGATGAAGGTTCGAATCCTTCAGTGGTTCTATGGATTGGTTATCACTATACAATGAATAAAGGAAGTGAGTAAAAAAAACTAAACACATAGAAAGACAAGCAAAGTAATTGACTGATAAGTATAGATAGGATATGTGTAGGTGTTTGAACCTTGCGACTTGGGCACTAATCCCGCTATCGTTTTAAAACATAACAAAATTACAACACTGCCAAGAAGTGTTATGTTTGTTGAGTATCATAAGAGAAAAGAG